ATCGGCTACGGCCACACGTCGGCAGCCGGCGAACCCAAGGTGACGCGGGGCATGACGATCACGGCCGCCGAGGCCGAGAAGATACTGGCCCGCGACTTGGGCAAGTACGAGCAGGCGGTCGATAAGGCCGTCGCCGTCAAGCCGACGTCCAACCAGTTCTCCGCGATGGTCAGCCTCTGCTACAACATCGGCCCCGGCAATTTTGCAGGCTCGTCGGTTGTGAGGCGCCTGAACGCGGGCGACGTCAAGGGCGCCGCCGAGGCGTTCCTGTTGTGGAACAAGGTTCATGGTCGCGCGTTGGCGGGGCTGACCCGCCGCCGTGAGGCTGAACGCAAACTATTCTTAACCCCGGAGTGTATGACATGACTGCACATAAGGCCGTAGCTGCTTTCCTCACCTCGCTGATCGCCCTGATTAGCCTCTTCGGCGTCTCGACCGGCTGGGTGACGCCCAGCCTGATCGACAGCGTGTCGGTCATCCTTGGCGCGGTTCTGACCGCCGTCGTCACTTACATGGTCCCGAACCAGCCCAAGGCATGACCTGGCTGGAGATTGCTGCTATCGCCGCGCTGCTGGTCGGCGTCGGCGCTGGCGGCTATCTGGTGGCGCAACGGCCGACCTTCTGGGTCGGTCTGGGCGTCGCCGTGTTCAAGAGCCTTCTTCCTCATCTGGCCAAACGCATGACAGCGGAAGAAGAGAAGGCGTATCAGGACTGCGTTCGCCGGGGTGGCGAGTGGGATCCGTTCCGCAAGCGCTGCAAGTGAAGTCGATGATGACCCCGACCCACTCCTCGTAAGAGTTTGGTGATATAGCCTTGACGTGCTGAATGGCCGCCTCGATCAGCGCGGCGCGGTTCACCACAGCCACCAGATGACGGCGACGATACCCGCGACCGTTCCCGTTAACGCTGCCAACAGCATCAGGAAGAACCGGGTCACGACTTGACCTTCTCCAACAGTTCCTGACGTTCCCGCTGCGCCCGCAGCATGGTGTAGCGCTGGTGGATGCGGACCACAAAGGTCGGACGCTTGTGGACCTTGACCTCTTCATCCAGCATTGCCAGCACCTGCTGTTCGTTGCGCTTGGGCAGCACGGCATTCAATGTAAACCAGTTCATTTTGTATCCTTCCAGTAGAGTTGCTCACCGCGTTTCCGCGCAGCAACGGCGTCTGCAAACAGCGTGTAGTACCCTAAGTGTTTTTGTTTATTGTCGGCGTATATGGCGGCCCGCCATTTATCTTTGGCTTTTGACCAAGATACGCCGCGTTCGCCTGTTGAACTAGTGCTGTGCAGTTTAGTGTTCCGCGACTGTACGGTGCGCGAAGTCCAACGTACGTTGCCCGGCTCGTAATGACCTTTTCCGTCTATGCGGTCAAAAGAGGCTTCAGGCGACGGTTTGCGTCCTACGTCAACTAAAAACGCATCGTAATTGCGCCAAGCGTCGCAAATTCGGACGTGCCCATACCACGGTGCAAAACGCGGGTCAGAACAACGTTTGTGCATGTTGGACCAAACGCGGTACTCTGGTTCGTAATACCGTCCGTGCTTACGTTGACGATTAGCTAGGTTTTCCCTTTGAATACACCCGCATGACTGCGCATGCCCGCTCTTGAGTTTATATGGCGGCACAACACGCGTCTTGCCGCATTCGCATGTGCAAGCGCATTCGGATTGACGTTTGCCTTTGACTATGCCTGTGACTGTCAGTCTACCAAAAGTTCTACCTATCAAATCGTGCATCGCAACTCATCCATGGCAACCTCGGACAACGCGCGTTTGTCACGAAGCGCGGTTAAAATTTTGTCGTCTATCGTGTTGTTTGTAATCAATAGATAGACCCAGACATCGCGCGTCTGACCGCTACGGTGCAGCCGGCCGATCACTTGCTCGTAATCGGTAAAACTCCAAGGCAACGTCAGGAAGATCATCTTACATCCTCCGTATTGCAAGTTCAAGCCAAATTGTGCGCTCTTAGGGTGGATGGCAAGAAGTTTAATCTTTCCTTCATTCCATTTAGGAATAACATCGCGGCCGTCGTCCAGCGTCCACAGGTGCGGGTAGCGGGTCTTCAACTGCGCCAGTTCCTCGACGAAGTTGTAGACGATCAGCGTGTTGTCCTGCTGGTTGCCTTCCAAGATCTCGTCCAGCATGTCGAAGCGGTGGCTGGAGAACCACACGGGCGTCTTGGACACCGTGAACTTGCCCGGCTGGTCGGACGCGACCGTGCTGCTGTCGTAGACCCAGCCGCCCGCCATTTGTTGCAGCTTGCTCGTCACGGCGGCGGCTGACAGGGCGGTGATTTCCTTACCTTTCAGCGTTGTTACAAAGTCGCGCTTCATCTTTTCGTAGGGCTCACGGTCGGGCATGTCGCAGCGCATCTCGACAACGTGGCAGGGCGGCAGCTTGTCCTTGTAGACGCCAGGTTCCAGCACGAATGTCGCCGGGCGGATGCGCGCCATGACCTGTTCAAGGGCACCGCGTCGCGGCTGCCAATCGCCAAACTCGCGGTTGATGCAGACAAAGTATTGCTGGAGGAACGCGCCCTTGGCGCGGCCCAGCAGTGTCTCGTCCACCACCTTGCACTGGCCGAAGACGTCCTCCAGGCCGTTCGAGGTGAACGATCCGGTCAGGCCCCAGCGGACGGGGAAGCGGTCCAGCACCTTGTAGAACGCCTTGAAACGCTTGCCCGACGGGTTTTTAAGCCGGGTCAATTCGTCGAACACCACGCCTTGGAACGGCAGGTCCGCCGGCAGCTTGTCGAGGTTGTCGTAGTTGACAATGACAATGTCACTGCTAGACGAGAGCGCTGCCTTGCGTTGGGTGGAGGTGCCGACGGCAACGGAATAAGACAGCGACGGCGCCCACTTCGCCACCTCGACGGGCCACACGTCCGTACACACGCGTTTGGGCGCCACCACCAGCCAGCGCCTGGCGTGACCGTCGCGCTTCATCTCGGCCATTGCCCGCAGCGTGATGGCGGTCTTGCCTGCGCCCACAGGGGCCAGGATCATGGCGCGGTCACGCTCGTACAGGAACGTGACCGCCTTGTTCTGATACGGCCTTAACTCCATTGTTCTGCCATCGCAGCGGCGATGCCTTCGTATGTGCGACTGCGTTCTTTCCAACGGTCAGGCGACGGCGGCATCTTGTGGACGCGGGCTTCCCTACCCTCAACAATGTTGGTTGGCGCCAGCTTGGGAAGGTTCTTCAGCCACAGGCATGTTGCCTTGGTTTCACCGTGGCCAAACTGCCAAGGCTGGATGATCTGATCCGGTTTGCGGATGCGGCTGCTGATGATGCTGATGGGGTTTTCGAGGGCGATGCGCGGGATAGGCGCCGCCAACAGCGTCCGCACAAATTCTAGTGCCTCTTGTTGCTCCACCAGTTTGTCTTTGAACCAGCGCGCGCCGCTGACGGCCAAGTGAGTGCATGGCGGATGGGCGATCATCAGATCCCATTCAAAATGATCAAAGTCAATAATTGCCCGAACATCGTGCTGGTAGTGGTGCCGATCTCCATCCTCTGCCGGAAGCAAGTCACATGACCAAGCCTCATGCCCACGGGCGCGGAACGCCCGCCGCACTACCCCTGAATATTCACAAGCTATAAGGACGCGCGCCATTCATCCACCTCCGTTTTTGACCATAATGTAGTGTAGTTCTGGTTGCGTGCCCGCATGTCCTCCGCAAACTTACGTTGCAGCGGCGACAGCCGGCCGTTGGGGGCCTTCAGTTCGACGAACCACGTCTGGCCGCTGGGCAGGCAGGCGATGCGGTCGCTGACGCCTTTGCAGTTCAGCGCGCGGAACTTGTAGGTGACGCCACCCATGCGCTGGACGGTCCACACAAAGTATTGTTCAATCTCGCGTTCCATGCCCATTATGTATCAAACAATCATTGACAGGTCAACAAACATTCTGTAGCGTTGGCTCGTCAACACAGAAAGGTACACTATGGCTGCTCACTCAAACGTCGTCGGCGGTTCGACCGCCAAGCGCGTCTTGGCCTGCCCCGGCAGCGTCGCACTCGTCCGCACCATGCCCCCGCAGCCGTCGTCGGTCCACGCCGACACCGGCACGCTGCTGCACAACACCATCGCCACCATCCT